TGGTTTCAAGTGGTTATATTCCACGTTTCCAAAAAGAGATGGAACTAGGTGCTAATTATTTATTAGAGAGAGGTATGTTAATTACGTATATTGGTTGGCATAGAGAAGATAGGACATTTTTGCAGAAACTTGATTTAAATCAAATAAGTCAGATTAATCCTGTTTTAGCTGAATCTATATTGTCAGGCAAAGTAGATGAAGAAATAATAGAATATATGGAAACGGTATTTCCTTCAGCATCTAAGAAAAGAATCAAGAAAGCTCTAAAGGAATTACGTAATGACAACGAAGCAATATTACCTGTAGTAAAAAGACAAATAGATGCACCTGAAGTAAAAACATTAGCACCTGATGGTGATTTCTTTTTTCCTACATATGTAACTGATCCACAACGTGCACCATTTTGTTTTTGGAGAACTTATTACACACCTCAAGAATTAAAGAACAAAGTTTCTACAGATGATTGGGATGAAAGTTTTGTTGATTATGTTATTGAACACTATAGAGGCGTAGAAGTTTATTCAATAGAAAGAGAACAAGAAGGACAACGTAGCATTGGATTAACTGACAATGGATACGAAGCTGAAGAACTTATAGAAATAGTATACGGATACCAACGTCTTATTGATGAAGAAGATGGTTCAGAGGGTATTTATCAAACTATATTTCACAAAAACTTTGATGGTGACGGAGCCATCCCTGCATATGCAAAGTTCGAACTAATGAACGGATATGAGGACTATCCAGTAGTGGTAACTAAGTTATCTGAAGATAGTAAGCGTTTATATGACGTACAAACAATACCTGACTTACTTAGAGGAATACAAAACCAAGTAAAAGTCGAGCGAGATTCTCGCATTGATAGAAACAGCATAGCAACGCTTCCTCCAATCCTTCATCCGATTGGACAAGCTCCGACTGATTGGGGCCCAGGTAGAATGATTCCATATCGTCGTAAGGGTGATTTGGACTTCGCTCCTGCTCCTATGTACAATTCGGGCTCAGTAGAAATTGAGCAAACAATGGAGAAAGTTGCGGATAAATTAGTAGGTCTTGATGAGGGAACACAAATGAGTACAGCTCGTTTACAGTTCTTAAACAATAAGTTCTTACGACACGTAGCCCAAGTTTTAAATATGTCATTTAAGTGCTTTCAAAGATTTGGCCCCGATAGTTTATTCTTTAGGGTAACAGGTGTACCTGATGCAATGCAGATAACTAAAGGTGACCCAAATGAAAACTTTGATATTATCGTAAACTACGATGTGTTAAATAATGACCCAGAAGTACAAGAACAAAAGATAGAAGCATTTAAGGCACTTACTCAGTTTGATCAAAGTGGTCGTATTAATCTTGACAGTTTATTAGAAATAGCTGCATCTAGTATTGATCCAGTACTTTCTGATAGTATCTTGCAACCAGCACAAGATGCACAGGAAGACGTAATGAAAAATGTTACTGATGACCTTGCTAAAATATTTGCCGGAATCGAAATGCCAGCACGCCAAACTGGTGGCGATGTCGCTATGCAAGTTATCGAGCAGTATACTGCTCAGCCTGATATTGCTCAGCGGATGCAATCAGATCAAATCTTTGCCGAGCGATTACAGAAATACCAAGGACAATATGAGTTCCAAATGCAACAACAGCAAAATGCTCAAATTGGTCGCCTTGGAACAGCCCCTGCACAAATGGGAGAAATGCCTACACAACAAATGCCACAAGAATAATATGGAAGAAGAAACAAATAATGTAAACGCTTTAGAATTTGCAAACCGACGAGTAGAGGAAAAAAAAGAAAAAGCAATAAGTAACGCAGTAGAATCCTTTAAGGAAACTATTCGTAAAGCAGAGGGATTTCGATCAGAAGCTTATAAACCTGACGAAGACGAAGAAAAGTATACTTATGGATTCGGTCACTATGGTGTAGACGAAGATGACACAATTACTAAAGATGAAGCTGAAGAACTGCTTGATAAGGACGTAAAAGTAAGATTGGACTCAGTAGTTGATTTAATTCCAGATTTTTCTAAATTTCCAGATGATTTACAACAAGCTATATTTAGTGAACATTACAGGGGGTCAATACAACAAAGTCCTAAAACAAGAGAGTTAATAAACAATGGAGACTTTAAAGAAGCGGCAGAAGAATTTTTAGACAACAAAGAATATAGAGAAGCTGAAGAGCGAGGTATTCCTGGCATTAGAACACGTATGGAAAAAGTTTCCGAATTACTAAAAAAGTATGCCAAATAATTTAGATGAGGACATTAAGATGCTTAGCAACCACGAAACGTTTGCTAGGTTTGTGCAAGTTATCCACGCATTGCGGGAAGAGACTATAGAGGAAATGCACAATGCAAATTACGAGCAATTACAACAAGTTGCCGGTAGGATTATTACGTACGATCAAATTTTACGTATGACAGATTGGGAAATGTTAAGACAGAGACATAGCAATTCTCTTAATTAACGACCACTGTGATATAATACATCCATCGCTATCGCTCAGCGTAAAAGAGCGGAACAGTCAAATCATCTTATGTCAGAAGAAAACACACCTGCAATCGCTGAAGCAGAACAAAATACAGCGGAAGAAACACACAATACAACCCTTGAGGAATTTACTCAAAGGAGACTAGGAGCCGAAGCAGAAGCTGTTACAGCCGAAGTAGAGGAACCTACAGAGAGCTCTGAAGAGAGTGAAGAATCAGCAGAAGTTGAGGAAGCACAATCTGAAGAAAATGTTCTTTCACAGTTGGATATTAATAATTTGTCAGAAGACGAGTTAAAGGATCTTGGTAAGAAGATGGGCAGTCGTGCTGTTGCACGATTCGGTGAAATGACCGCTGCTCGGAAAGCTGCTGAGGAACGTGTAGCTCAGTTGGAGTCAATGTTGCAAAGTAAAGAAACTGCGCCTACCAAAACTATTAAAGACAATCCCTTTAGCGATTTAGATACAGCGGAAAAAATCCAAAGTAAATCAGAAGAGATTGACTCAACAATAGAATGGGCAGAAACGGTTTTATTTGAAAGCGATGATTACTCAGCTGATGACGTGGTTACAGAAGTAGATGGTAAAGAACTTACGAAAAAAGAAATTCGTAAAGCTTTATTAAATGCTAGAAAAGCCCAAAAGGATTACATACCTGATCAAATCACTAAGATTAATTCTAGAGTACAAGGGAAGGAAATCCAAAAAACCTTTGACACCCAGGCTCGCAAAGAACTTGAGTGGTTGAACGGGGACGACAATCCTATTCGTCAGCAATTTTTTGCTACACTTCGTGATCCTAAATACAATCGTATGAAGGAACTTATTGATAAAGAATTACCTGATATATCTGGTCGCTTAGAATATATGTTTGCTCACGCAGCAAATAGTATTTATGGCCGTAAACCAGTGAAGACAGAAACGCCTAAAAAAACTACAACAAAAAAGTCAGCATCGTTGACTCCTACAAAAACAGGCAACATATCTTCAGCAAAGTCAGAGAAACCAACTAGTAGAACAAAAAAA